AATGATGTATTTTTAGATATGAAAAGGTTGTAAAATGATTAATCAAATGATTGAAACTTTGTCAAATGAACGACCAAGTTATGCCAAAAATTATGATAATTATAAACATGGCGATTTTGTTCAGTATTCGGGCCAGTTATGGGACGAAAAAGAAATGTATGCAGCCATTGATACACTTGTCAATGGTAAATGGATTACATCAGGTGAAAAGGTAGCACAATTTCAAATTCATTTTAGCAGACGCTTTGGTGTAAAACATTCACACATGGTGAACTCTGGCTCATCTGCTAATCTAGTAATGATTACTGCATTAAAGAAGCACATGAACTGGCAAGATGGTGATGAAGTTATCGTTTCGCCAGTAGGTTTTCCAACAACGATTGCACCACTAGTTCAAAATAATCTAAAGCCCGTATTCATTGATATTGAATTAGAAACTCTTAATTTTGATTTGACCAAGCTTGTAGAAAAGATTACACCAAGAACCAAAGCAATTTTTGTATCACCTGTTCTTGGTAATCCTCCTGACATGAACATTCTACAAGACATTTGTACCAAACATGGCATTCTTTTGATTGGTGATAACTGTGATTCATTAGGAACAAATTATGATGGTAAATTGATTACAGAGTATTACTACTGTTGGTCAACATCATTCTACCCTGCACACCACATCTCAACTGGTGAAGGCGGCATGATCTGTTGTAACGATGACGCACTTGCTAATCTAGTAAGAAGTGTTTCGTGGTGGGGTCGTGATTGTTATTGTGTCGGAACAAACAATCTGCTCGAATGCGGCACCTGTGGAAAACGATTTGATAATTGGTTACCTGATTACGATGGTGTAATTGACCACAAATATTTGTTTACGACAATGGGCTATAATCTCAAACCTCTAGATTTACAGGGTGCAATCGGTTTAGAACAATTAAAGAAGTTTGACTATATCGATGAGAAACGCCGTGAATACAAAAACACTATTCAAAAATTCTTAGAAGATAATATTAAAGAGATTCGTGTTATCAATACTTTGCCTAAGGCTGATCCATCTTGGTTTGGTGTGCCAATCTATTGTGAATCACAAGATGTAAAAGAATTCTTGGTACAGCATTTCGAATCCAATAAAATTCAAACAAGAAACTATTTTAGTGGTAATATTCTATTACATCCTGGGTATAAACACTTAGATAATTATAAAGATTATCCAAATTCAAATTTGGCTCTCAGTAATGTGTTTTTCTTAGGTTGTTCACCTCTCTATAACGAAAAAGTTTTGGCATACATTGAAGATGTGTGTAAAAAATGGAACGATTGATTAATGTTCTAGGCGGTAACGGCTTTGTTGGTAGCCGTTATCGTGAACTCACCGATAATGTGGTAATCAATGCCAAATATGATTACAAAGTAAAAGATAATAGTGAAGTGGTATACTTTATCTCTACTGTGGACAACTACAATGTCCATACTAATCCGTATATTGACATAGAAACGAACCTAACGACTTTGGTTCGCACATTAGAGTCCTGTAAGGATAAGAATATAACTTTTAATTTTATTAGTTCCTGGTTCGTTTATGGAGATGTAAAGTTACCAGCCAAAGAAGATTCTTACTGTAATCCTAGAGGGTTCTATTCAATCACTAAACGTGCAGCCGAACAACTACTTATTTCATATTGTGAAACATTCAATATAAAATACCGAATTCTACGTTTGGCCAATGTCTTGGGTAAAAGTGATGGCAAGGTATCTAAGAAAAAGAACGCTTTACAGTATATGATTAACCAAGTGGTCAACAATGAAAATATAGATTTATATGAAGGCGGTATTTTTTATCGTGATTACATTCATGTTGATGATGTAGTACAGGCCATTAATCTTGTTATAGAAAAAGGAAACATGAATGAAATCTATAACATAGGTAACGGTGAAACGGTATTCATTAAACAAGCTTTAGACTATGTGAAAAGTAAGGTCAATTCTACATCACAATTTGGTACTATGGACATTCCTCAATTTCACAAAACAGTTCAAACAAAAAACATGGTTTTAGATATCTCAAAAATCAAAGAAATGGGTTACACACCAAAATATAACCTATTCCAAACGTTGGATACGCTGATTTAAAACCAACAATTTGATGACTATGTATCGAACCCAATCTTTCTAAGGTTTGGTTCTAAAACTCCAAATGTTGTATAAATAAGCAACTGGCAACCAAAGTGTGTTGCAAATCTGTAAGGAAATTAATGTATTCGTTTTTAACGTTTCTCAAAGAGGAAGATGAGGGTGGTAAACTCAAGCATATAACTCATGCTGAGGATAGGCCATTACAAAATGGTTCTGAAGGCTTTGGCCATGCAGTCGGTGCTTTACAACAAGCCCATGAACACATTAAATCTGGTGGCCACAGTACCGCTTTGACCATGAAATATGACGGTTCTCCATCACTGGTTTTTGGTCATCATCCAGAAAATGGTAAATTCTTTGTAGCATCCAAATCAGCTTTCAATAAGAATCCAAAAATTAATTATACAAGTAAAGATATTGAAAAAAACCATGGACATGCCCCAGGTTTAGTTGAGAAATTGAAACACGCATTGGAACATCTACCTAAAGTGGCACCAAAAAAAGGCGTCTATCAAGGTGATGTGATGTTTAGTGGTGGAGATAAAAAAGAAACTAAGCACGGAGTATCATTTACACCCAATACAATCACATATTCAGCCAAAGGTGCAGAAGGTGATAAGATTCGTAAAGCCAAATTTGGTGTGGTGGTACATCAGCAATATCATGGTAAAAATATTGATTCAATGAAAGCGGATGCTAGTCCTGATGTTCACAATTTTAAACAACATGAAGATGTTTGGCATAAGTCTGCTGAACACGATGCATCAAAAGTAAATTATCCTGAAAAAGATCAAGAACAGTTTAAAAATCATATTGCAGCTGCACAAAAGATACATGATGCATCGGGTAAAGGCATGTATAGTGCTACCGAACCACACCGTGGTATTGGAGGTCACTTAGAAACATATATCAATCAAACTGTTAGAACGAGTGAAAAACCCACATCTAAAGGCCTACAGAAACATATAAAAGATAAATTTGTTAAAATGGCTTCTAAATTAAAAACACCAGCTGCACAAGCGAGAAAAGAAACGGAAGCAAAATCTCATGTACAGCATATTGGAGGTAATACTGAGCATTATGATAACCTTCTAAATATGCACCACCATCTACAACAAGCAAAAAATGTATTGGTAAAAAACTTAGAAAAGAATACTGGCGGTTTAGAACACCATATCAACAATAAGCCAACAGGACCAGAAGGTTTTGTGGTTAATTATGGTAGTGAACCAACAAAACTAGTTAATAGAGCAGAGTTTGCAAAAGCTAATTTACTTAAAGTAAGAAAATGAAATCATTTAAATTTTGGTTAAAGGAACAATTATTTTCATCTAAAAATGATTTATTGTTAGAAGAAGCCGGAGCTAAAGCAGATTCTTCTGGAAAATTAAGAGAAATTCTAATTGGTAAACACCTCAATGGTGGAAAGCACATGACCAGTTATCGTGCAGAAGGCAAAACTCCTGAACAAATGCATAATAAACATGCACAAAAACTTCATGGTGATGATTATCATAATTCAAGAGAATATAAAGCTGCAGACAGTAGTGCCAAAAAAGCTGCTGAACATTTGAAAACCCATTTAGAAAAACATGGACTTGGAAGTATACATAGAACAGTTTGGACCTCTCAAGCCTCAGATCATCATAGTGAAACTGGAGTTCATGATGAAAATAATTCGGCTGATCTAATTGTTTCAACAAATAAAAAGAAAAGAATTACGGAAGATTCCACAGATCACAAACAATCACATAAAGTTGCAATTTCTGTAAAAATTGGACACAGTAAAGTAAATTATAGTAATCCAGGTATAAAAACATATCAACATGTTAGTGGTGCAAATTTAGCACAACACGTAGCAAAACATAAAAGAAATGTTGAAAGTAATTTATCTTCAGGTTCAGGTAATGCCCACGAAAAATATAAAGCTTTAAGAGATTCTTCACATCATGGTGACCAAGAAAAAGCTAAAAAAATAAAACAATCGTCTTTAGAAGCAAACAAAAATATTGCAAATTCAATGCGTGAATCTATGTCAAAAAAATCACACAATGAATTACATCATGCAATCGTACATACTGTAGCACCACCAACACATTTAAAACACATTATTTCGAGAACAAAGACACATAAAAGCACGGGTCAACATTTATCTCATCACACTTATGATTTACACAAACACGTACACGAATATTTAAGTCACTTTAAAGATTTACATGTCAATCCACATAATAAATCTGGAACCGTAACTGTTCATGGTACTCATCATAAAACTGGTAAAAAAATGTCTGTAGCAACATTTAATGTTTCTGCTGGTGGAAGACCAGCAAATCATTCTCCACGGGGAGCTGTTAATTTGTCTAGTGAGGACCACAAAGATATAAAATATACAGATAAATCAGAACACATGGAACACAAATTATAATGAAATCATTTTTAGATACAATCAAAGAAGAACAACAAGGTGAAAAACACCATGTTATCACCTTTGGTAGAATGAGCCCTCCTACCACAGGCCATCTAAAATTGATTGATAAAGTTAAAGAGGTTGCACGAAAAAATAATGCAACTCATTCTATTGTTGTTTCACATACACAAGATAGTAAAAAAAACCCATTAAGTGCTGACCAAAAAATCAAACACTTAAAGCGTTATGTTGCAGGTCCAATATCAGAGGCAACAAAATCTGGTGGTACAAACTTTGTGGCCGCATCAAAAGAAAAACCAACAATATTACACCATGCAGTTGATGTTCATAATAATGGTGTAACTCACCTTCATGTTGTCGTTGGTTCTGATCGTGTAAAAGGCATGCATGAATTATTACACAAGTACAATGGTGTAAAAGCTGCTCATGGCCATTATCACTTTAAAAAGATTACTGTTCACTCTGCCGGCCATCGTGATCCAGATGCTGAGGGTACCGAAGGCATGTCCGCCAGTAAAATGAGAGAACACGCAAAATCTAAAAACTTTGATGAATTTAGAAAGGGTGTTCCCTCCCATGTTTCAGATACTCATGCAAAAGAGTTGATGCACGACACTCGTAAAGGTATGGGAATACATGAATCATATACACATGGTTTGTTTAAAGCCATTTTTGTAACTGGCGGGCCAGGTTCTGGTAAAGATATTATTATTCGTGAAGCCATTGCTGAACAAAGGTCTGTTGAATTGAATTTAGTTCAGGCACAAGATTATTTGGCGGATAAACAAAAACTATCAGAAAAGACCAGTGATCCTCGTAGAGAATCAATTCGCAATCGTGGTCCTTTGATTATCAATGGCCCAGCAGATGACAGAGATAGAATTGCCTATATCAAAGAAGAACTTGAAGATATAGGTTATGATACAATGATGATATTTGTTAACACAACAAATGAAACAAGTAAAGAAAGAAACTCACTATTGTCCAGAATGATGGTCGAATCAGTAAGACAAGATAAGTGGACTAAATCGCAAGAAAATACTAAATATTTCATGGAAGCCTTTAGTAATTTTGTTCCTTTCGATAATACAGGAAACTTAGAAACTAAAGAAGAAGATATATACGAAGTATATGAATCTACTAATAAATTTTTAGATTCTGGTGTGGGAGATACAGCCGAAGATTGGTTGAATCGAAGAAGTAAGTTAAATATTAATTTATTATTTAAGGAAAATAAAAATGTTAAAAGCACTAATAGACTGGTTAAAGGTCAAACCAACCGCAAGCCCTTGCTCGACAACAACGCTCCAGGACAACAGCTCCAAAGAAAACTCAACCGGCCAGATGACGTCCGGGACGGTGACGTTGCCAGAAACACCGGGTACACATTTAGAACCTACCACGAAGAAACCGGCCCCACAGTCACGGTCTCCCCAACGACCAAAGAGCCAAACTTCCAAAAAGACAAAGAAAAAGTAAAAAGATTAAAGTTTGGAGATAAATCTTTAAGTGCAGGTAGAGTTGGTAATCCTAGTGGCCTTGGTTCCGAGTGGAACACACGCACAAATGGTTCAGGATTAACTGGTGGTGCTGGGCTTGGTAATCAAACATATAGTGAGAGCCAAGAATACAGTAATGCCAATCCTGCTACTACCGCAATGCCGTCTGGTGGGTCAGTAAACCCCCTAAGTAATGAATACGATAATAAAGATTTTAAAAAGTTTAGAAAGCTAGTTAAGAAAGAAGCAATTGATGATCCAGGCGCCTTTGATATGGGTGTTAGTGGAACTCTTAGCGGTGCTACAAATAAAGAACCTTTAGTTGTACCAAATGATAACAAAGTTCGTGCCAACGACATTCTAAAAAGAAAAAGAATAAAAGAGGATCATGTAGAAGAATTAGAAAATGGTTTAGTAAAATTAAAAAATACTGACTATGATTCAATTGACAATTTAATGCAAAATATAGCTAAAAAATATAAAATTACGGGTAAAGATTTACATAATGATTTTAAGAAAAAGCATAATAAAATTCCAGATAATTGGATTAAAGATCATAAAAAATGAAAACATTTAAACAATTTTTAGAAGAAATTGATTCTTTGGATGAAAAATCTCCTGCATGGCAACGTGCCGCAGGTAAAGATCCAGAAGGTGGTTTGAATCGTAAAGGTATTGCCTCTTATCGTAGAGAAAACCCAGGTTCAAAACTAAGTATGGCAGTTACTACAAAGCCATCAAAATTAAAACCAGGTTCAAAGGCAGCAAATCGCCGTAAATCATTCTGTGCTCGTATGGGTGGAATGAAGAAACGATTAACATCAGCTAAAACAGCCAATGATCCAGATTCAAGAATTAACAAAGCATTACGCAAGTGGAACTGCTAATAACGGAGAAAAAAATGTTCACAAAAAATAAAGTAAGCCAGTCAATGATCGATGCAGTAAATAAAGTTCTAGGTGAAGAACCTACAGTACAAGAAGATGTGTTACTGAACGAGGCTGGTGCCCCAATTAAAGAACCTACTTCTACAGGCATGAGAGTTTATGGCCGTAGTTATGGCAATTCTGCAAAGGCTAAACGAGATCAAACTAAATCTTCAGTTGATGATCTTAAAGGTCCTAAAACAAAAGAATTGATGCAGAAGGACAAAGAAGATTACATGAAAACAAAAGGCAAGTACGATGAAGCCGCCAAGCCAGACTTTTTAGATTTTGATAAAGATGGCGATAAAAAAGAGCCCATGAAATCTGCATTAGCTGCCAAAAAGAAAGTTGCTGAAGAACTCAAGGGCAACCAACACAAGATTGACGCCAATAAAAATAATAAAATTGACGCACATGATTTTGCTATTCTCCGTGGCAAAAAGAAAGTCAAAGAAGGTCGTGAATTTACCGAAAAACTTTTAGAAACAGTTCGTAAGTCTGATGTACCTGCTTATCTCCGTAAAGCAAAAGGTGACACACCATTAACTATGGCTGATGTTAAGGATCCTAAGAAAGATACTATTTCTGATCCCAAGAACCTTGCTAAAGCTCGTAACGAAGAAGTTGAATTGGATGAAGTATCATTAAAAACTGCCACTTCTGCCTATGTAAAAAGAATGGGTGATGATGGTCCAAATGAAAAATCTAGTATTGCTAAAGCAACAAAAACCATGGATCTTATTGCAAAAAAACATGGAGTAAGAGGTGTTGCTAGAGCAACCAAAACTGCTGATGACAAGTATGGACTCAATGATCCTGTTCACAATCCAAGAAAAGCATTTGTTAAACAAACTATGGCTAATGTTAAAAAAGAAGAAGTTGAATCATTGGATGAAAAAAATGTGCCAACAAGTCCAGAGAAATGGGCTCGGGCTAAAGCAGCTGCCAAATCTAAGTTTGCTGTGTATCCTTCTGCCTATGCTAATGGTTGGGCTTCAAAGAAATACAAAGCAATGGGCGGTGGTTGGAAAACAGCAAATGAAGAAGTTGAATTGACCGAAGAACAACTTGATGAAATGATTAATGAAGTTCTTGGTAAAGATGCAACTGCTGGTGATTACATTCACGATTTTGTTCACTCAGATAATCCTAAGTTTGATGGTAAATCTAAAGCAGAACGTAAAAAGATGGCTCTTGGTGCTTATTATGGTGCACAAAAAGAAGCTTATGAAGGTTCTGATGATGCCATAACAACAGATACATTGGCTGGCCGCATGCCTGGTGGCAGATCAAATAGTTTTAAATCTTTTAAAATAAGAGTTAAGCCACTAGATAAAGAAGGAAACGGTGATCCACAAAAAGTTCCTTCACAAGAACCAGATGAAACACCATCGTCAAATTCAATCAAGGCAAAACATATTGGTGCTATTGAAAGAACCGATAATTTGGATCCAAAATATGGTAAGCCAAACACATTTAAAGAAGCAACTATTGCTGGTACTTCTGGATGGAAAAAAATGCCGGCAACAGTAACCGATAAATCTGGTGCAGTTCATTCTCCAATGAGCCGTGCTAAAAATTTAGCTCAGCAAGCTTTTAAAAAAGTACAAGACAAAACTAAAATTAAATCAGAAATGATGTTAGGTAAAGCTGGCGGAACTTCCGAGAGTAAAAAATGCAAGTAAAAAAAATTAAAGATATCATTAAGAAAAATCCCGTGTCTAATCCCACATTTGGCACAGATCCATCTAATCCATGGGCAGCCAAATACAATGTAACTGAAGCAACTGAAACTGAGTTACTGGCACGATATCTTAATTCAAGAGGTGTCAATCCTAAATTCGTCACAAGAGATACCAAGATTGCTCATGCCAAATCATCAGAATATGCAAAATGGAAATCTGACCACATTGAGCGATTTGCAAGAGAAGAAACTGAAGTCAAAGAAGATCATGTTGCTATTGCAATGGGTAAACAATTAGATGATGAAGGCAGTATGATACTGAATCAGTTGGATCAAATTGCTCGTTCTGTTGAAATGTTGAAACCAGTAATTAAAAAACCGGATATGCAAGTACCTGCTTGGGTACAATCCAAAGTAACTCTTGCAACTGATTATATTGATACTGTTGCAAATTATATGACAAGTAATAATGAAAAAGTAAACGAAGCCAAGAAACCAAAACTAACAGCTTTAGATAAATGGCGTAAAGCCGCAGATGAGCGGGAAAAGAAACATCGTCAATATGAAAAACCAACTGGTGATTTAAAAGGTGCTATCGACCGTTTAGAGAAACATCTAAACAAAGAAGAAACTATCAATGAAGTTTCAAAGTCAGAAGTCGACCATCATTTTGATCAATGGACAAACTCAGAGCATGCACCATATAATAGTGATGCCGGAGATGATAACAAAGTTCATCAGTCAGCTTTAAGTTATTTGAGCAGCACCAATGTGCCAAAAGAAAAGCATGAAAAATTGGCCATGCATATTGCTCATAAATTTCATGGAAGTGGTATTGATGAAGAAGTTGAACAGATTGATGAACTCAAAAAGTCCACAGTATTCTCTTGGTTAAAACAACAACCAGTTGTGCCTGAGAAAAAACCAGGTATGAGTAGAAAAGACCACAATAAAAAAATTAAAACTAGTAGCAAAAGTTGGAATAGGGCTTTAGACCGTTTGTCTGGTTACAAACCAACATCCGAGGATGCTGGCATGAAAGAAGATGCTTTTCAGGACCCACAAGCCGCTACACAAATGCCTTTTGATGGTGCCAATACCACAAACGACACGAATATGAAAAAGCGTGAAATGACCAAATCCGCAAGAATTATTAAGTCCATATATAAGCGCAAGAGTATAAAAGAAGATATGTACGATTTTGAAAAAGATGATAAGTCAGTACAGCCGTATGGAAAAAAACCAAAGTTAGATATGACAGATAAGAAGGATAACGTTGGTGAAAACAAACCGGAAGCTCGTGCTGTAATGGCTGGAGGTAAAACTCTAACAGGTCAAAAGAGAGATATGGTAGAAATTGATCCAGCCATGAAGAATCGTCCGGATCGTCCAGATACCTTTGATAAAGGTAATCCAAAGAAATCACCAGCTTAAATAAAGATAAATACACCATAACCCGAGGTTAAAAGGAGAAAAAAATGCCATTATGGGGAAATACAGACGCTAATACAGCGAAGCCACACTTTCCAGAACTACGTCAAGTTCGGCCGTCAGCGACTGCAACAGCCGCTAACACTGGAGTCCTTGCAGGAGCTGCTTCAGGAAATACAGTAATTACTGTAGCAAATGGTACAGGTACTATTGTTATAGGACAATTTGTTTTTGGAGGAAATGTTTCACAAATTAATTCTTCGGGAGAAAGTGAATTCTTTAAAGGAAATAATAGTGTTCTTTCAGTTGTTGGAGGTAATTTTGGTACTTCTAATGTTGTATTAAGATCCTCTGTTACAGCTTTATTAACCAATGGAACACCACTTAATTTTGGTACTGAGATAACTTACAATTCAGACGTTGCCAACACTTTCTTTAGTGATACTATTTTAGTAACCCCGACTCGCCCGGCTAATACTTCTGGTACTACTGGTCGTGCAGGTTCTACCGTAGCTAATACAAAAATTGGATCTATTAATACTGGTTGGAATCGTATTACTCGTAAAATCAATAACGATGGTACAATTCGATTTCTAAAAGAAACATTGATTGCCTTGGCAAATTCAGTTGCAGCAAATGCAAGTTCTGCCAATACTAGCGCCAACGCTATCTTTGGTGGTCTGTAATTAAAATTTTTTGACTTTATTAGAAATGGGAGCTACGGCTCCCATTTTCATCTGAAAGAATAATAATAATGTTTGATGATTTAAATGATGAAAACTTTATGATGTATGCGATGAAGTGTTATACGACACCTAATTGTTTAATGTCAGAATTTGAAGGAGATATCAAACGAACAAAATATTTAAAACGATTGTTTCGTAGATACAAGGTTTCAAAATCTTTAAAGGAACGATTGATTTTAAATCACATCATTCTATTGAATAATGTTTTTGGCCTAGAACCCACGGCAAGAATATTATTTTATAGAATAGATGAAAGAGATTATGATATATTGAAAACATTTTTATGTTATTTAAATATAATGCCTGAAGTTGTAAGAGGCATTAAAGGAAAAAACATTTATTCGAATGAAATACCAGTCGAAATTAATATCGCAGAGATACTACTAAAAATATGACATACAATATACTAACATTTAGTCAATTTATGAAACACCAAGGCGAACTTGGTCACCTTAAACATATGTTAAAAAGGCCAATGTCCGACAATGAAAGAAATGCTTTAGATGGTGAAATAGAAGCCCAAACAAAAATAGTAAAACACCATCTAAATAAATTACATCAAGGCATGTTAGGTGAAAAATGAAAACTTTTAAACAACATCTCGGTGAAGATTTACGCAAATGGTTTAAGCAGAAGTGGGTTCGTATGGACACCAAAGGCAACATCAAAGGTGACTGTGCAAGAGAACCGGGTGAAGGTAAACCGAAATGTCTACCTCAGGCCAAAGCTCATGCAATTGGTAAAGAAGCTCGTGCTTCTGCTGCTCAAAGAAAGCGTAGAGAAGATCCAAATCCAGAACGCCGTGGTGCACCAATTAATGTTCGCACAGAAGCTTGTTGGACAGGTTACACAGCTAAGGGTATGAAGAAAAAAGGTAATCGTATGGTGCCCAATTGTGTACCAGAAGAAACGGTGACTGAAGATGGAATGGGTGGCGGTGCTATGTCAGCTGGTCCCACAAATGTAGTTAGCTCTGGTGCTATTGCCGGTACTGGTGGTAAAGGTGGCGAACCTGGCGTCAATTTAAAAAAGAAAAAAACTCCAGTACTCATGTCATTTCGGAGAAAAACAATAAAGGCATAAACAATGTGGTTCTTGTCATTCATACCTGATTGGATTTTACAATGGGCAATACATGGTCTAGTTATTATTGGACTTGTTTTAACATTTATAGGATCGTTAGTTAAATTTATACCTGTAATTCAACCATACGCTTTGGTTGGCAGACAATTAGGTATAGTGTTATTAGTTGTAGGCGTATTCTTTGAAGGAGGATATGCCACAGAAATGTCATATCGTGCTAGAATAGCCGAAATGCAAGCAAAGATAAAAGAAGCAGAAGTTAAATCTGCTCAAGTTAATGAGAAATTAGCAAATGAAGTTAGCAAAAATAAAGAGTTGATTAAAGAGAAGGTGAATAGAAATGCTAAAGACATTGAAGCAAAGAGGGAAGCTATTAATGCTGAGTGCAAGCTGTCTGATGATGCTTGGATGCTCTACAACCGTGCCGTTGAGCCAAAAGTTTCCAGAGGCCCCTCAAGTGCTAATGGAGCCCGCTCCGGTTCTAAAGCCTCTAAGTGAGAATAAAAAGACATTAGCAGACCTGTTACAAAATGCTAATGAAAATTATGGACTGTATTATGAGTTACAAGATAGATATAACGCATGGCAATTATGGTATAAACAACAAAAAGAAATTTTTAATAGTGTAAAATGAAAAAATTAATACCTTTAGCCTTTGTTGTATTACTAAGTGGTTGCACAGTATTTGATGCCTATTTTATGGCCAAGTATGACACCAACGAATACTTTATTGTTAATGATATCAAAACAAAAGCACAAGTTGCTGAAGAAAATTGTGGTAACCATATATTAGTTGTTACACAGGTAAATGAATTGTATATCAAAACATTAGAATTTAAGAATTTTACAACTCATATACCACGAAATAAAGATGCTGATAATATGTCGACCAAGTTATTGACATTGACAAAAGATACAAGAGATTATTTTAATAAAGCAGAAAAGATTTCACCTATATTCTGTAAAGCAAAATTACAACAAGTTGTTAAATCTGCTGACACCATTCAGCACGTATTAGGGAGTAAACCAAGATGAACCCACAAGAACTACAAGCATTAGTTAACCAGTATAAAGCCATGGCTGATTCTGGTCAAATATCAAAAGAAGAACATATTCAGTTGTTGAGTGGTATTAATATCATGGAAGGCATCAATGATGATGCAGAAGGATTGGCACTAAAAGAACAATTAAATTTAATTATCAACGCAGCAATTACTGTTGCTTCTCTGGCGGCTTAAAATGGAACTTACAAAAGAACAACTGAAGCAATTGCTTCCAAAGAATCCTTACATTGACCAATGGCACAATGCCTTGGCACAATTACTACCTGATTATGGTATTAATACACCACAGCGTATTGCAGCCTTCATAGCACAATGCGCTCACGAATCTGGTAATTTTGTATTCCTCAAAGAGAATCTAAATTACAAAGCACCTACACTACGCAAACTGTTTGCCAAGTATTTTCCA